CAGAACAAGTAATCGTTGCGGTACTGATAGATGTGTACGTTGCAGTTCCCAAAGGAATAGCAGTATCACGCACCAAGTCAATAATACGCAAAGGCAAAGTCGTAGTAACGGGGGTTGCATAAGGAGTCAACACGCCGTTATAAGAATCACCAGTCAATAAGCTACCAGCCAAATCAGTTGCTGAAACGTTCTGTCCAATTAAGGAAGTGTTTGCAGAACCAATGGTTGAACCACCAGTGGCAGTAATCATAGCTGCTTTAAACACGGTATCAGGATCGTCAGTCACGATAGCGAAAATGTCACCTGCTGTCGTGCTTGCGGGGTAATACTGTGAGAAAGTCAGTTGTTTGGTTACGGGGTTGGTATATGAACAACCCAAGAAGATACCGATGGTCTGGTTTAAACCAGAGCCAGTGGTAACGCTTGCGCGTTGTACATAGCCACGAACTTGAGTTACGAAGTCGCCATAATAAATATTAGTGCCATAGTTATATGCAATGGGTAGCTTGCGTGTTGACCCAGCAAAAACTTGACCACCAATAAGATTGATCGGCTTTAGGCCGTATGGGGCCGGTACGATTGGATAAGCCATTTAAATCTCCATTAAGTTTAGTTACCTCTTCCAAAGCTAACGGACGTTTTCCCTTCTCTAAAGAGGGGCATCCGTGCATCACTCTGGCGCATTAAACTATTGTTTACAGCTTCTTCGTTTTGGCGAGTCAGGTTTTGATAATAAGCCTGCTGTTGCTCAACCAGTTCCGTAGGAGTCTTGCATAACAATAATCCGCCAACCTCGATATGATCCGTATAACGGCTATCGGGATCGACTAGCAGTCTAAATTTAGGTTGTTCTTCAAGTTTTACTGGCTCCCATCCTTCACGTAACCTTGCGGAAACGTTCCGTGGGTCTGCGCCATTCAACAAAGAAACACGAATCCATCTGTACGACATGCCCGCTTCTCTATCCGGTTCAGGTAAAAGTTCTGGTGGAGTCCACTGCTTGGGGCGCTCCGTCATTGCACGGGTTATCATTTCACGCGGTATTTTGTTTTCAGCCATTTTTAGCCTCCAGTTTTAAAACTTCTCTAGCATATTGCTCCGGCGTTATTCCCCACTTCTTAGATAGTGCTATTTGAGTCGGACTCAAAGTTACTTTCTTAGGAGCCGTGCTACGCGTAGCAGGGGCTACAACGACTGATCTTGTAGGGTTTGATGCCCTTTGATTACTTGTGTCGCTTTCAAACTTTTCAGGAAAGCGTTTACGCATTGTTTCATCTATACGGCGATAATACTCCGGTGATGAAATTACTACACCTTCTTTTTCAAGTTTAGAGTGAAGTCCTAACGCTAAACTCGTCATCTCTTCTTCATCGGGGTTTCCAAACCACGAATTATTCTCACGCCATTTAACCGCTATTGGGTCTTGCTGTACTTGCGGAGTTCTAGGCTGAGGTATCTCATATTCTGGTTCTGGAGGTGCTGGACGATAATTTTTTACTTTATCTGCCTTCATTGCTGCCTGAGTCATCGCTTCTTGTGCTTCTATGACCCTATCAGACTCTCCAGAATCGTATGCTTCCTTATATTTCCGCTTTGCTTCGCTTAATTCTAAGTCTACCGCACGTTGTATAGATGCTAATACATCTTTTTCACGTTCTTGTAAACTAGATTTAAGCCTATTATTCTCTTGCAAAATACGTTGTGCAACAGTAACTGCTTCTTGTTGCTCCCGTAGTGCTCGTTCTTTCTCTCGCCGTTCATCATGCGCGAGTTTTTTCATTTGAACGAGTTTTTTCTTAACCTTTGCAGAGTAATCTTCTAGATCATCGTTATAAAGGTCTTCTTTAATGTCATCAGGTAAAGGTTCTTTTCCCTGATCTTCGGGCGGAGTATCGTCCCGTATCTCGATACTAATTTCTTCGTGTTCTTCTTCCATTTCATCTGGAAATTTGAACTCCGGTTTATCTAATTCAGCCATATGTACGCTCCTTAACTGCGTTATTTGCGGTAAATACCGCGTGGGTCTTCTACAGTTCCCTCAACGGAGTCATCATTAATCATGCGAAACTCTTTTCCATGAATAACAAGCCTTGAACCAGCGTGTGGACGGACTAAAATGAAGTCTCCGGTCTTACACCATGGCCCTGTTGGGAATTTTTGTTTATCTAAGTAACAATCTGGGCCTAATTCGACCACAAAAAGCACGGTTGTTAGTATTTCTTCGTTATGTCTAGTGGAATCTGCCTTTAAAATGCCGCTATCAAACTCCTTTTCAGTCTCAGGGATCGCACAAAGAATGTGATAACCACTGGGTTTAGGTAATTGCTTGGCTTTTTCTTCCGCCGGGGCGTTAATAGCGCCAATAATTTGTGGGTTTGCTGGGTTTGTTGCTAATAAAATTTCATTCATCGTCTTCTTCTGCCCTTTTTTGTAGGTCTAAACAAAACATCCTTGCGGTAAGTAGACCTTTAACTTCACCACAAACTTTTCGATACTCCGAAAAATCTCGACAGACGTCATCTGCTAGGCTTTCTTGGAGTGCATCAACTTCTTTGTTAATCTTTTCGATTAGATACTGAAGACCTTGATGTAGCATTTTCTTTATCAGCCTCTATTTTTGCTGCTGCTTTTGCGGTATCTACGGCTAATTCCATCCGTAGTTTTTGATTTTCTGCTGCTGCGCTGCCATGATTGTGAGCGATATCCGCTTGAATTCGCGCTATATCAATTTCTTTTTGGTTCTGTACTTTAAGCATACTTATCTGCAATTCTTGTTGCTTAAATTGCTGTTCTGCTTGCTGTTTTTGTTGGAGTAGCTGCAATTCAGCTTGTTGAATTTGAATTTTTTGCTGTTCCATTTGTACAACTGGGTCTTGCAACTGCTGTTGTATCTGGGCCTGTTGTGCCTGACCCTGATTTGTCTGCAATAACTGTTGGCTTGCTTGAGCAATTAATTGAGATAACTGCGCTTCCACTTGTGGAGGTAAAGGTTCTTCTGGGGGAGGTAGTGCCACACCCATCTGCTTCTCTATATCTGAACGATACTTAAAGCCCAAATGTTCAGCTATATGTGCTTGCAATGCAGCCATGATCTGATTTGCTTGGGGGTTTTGCCCCAGTGTCTGCATAACAATGGGGTCTTGCATAAAAGTTTGATGGGCAGTTAAGTGCGCCATATGATCTTGGAATATAAATGCTTTTAACGGTTTATTGTTTAATGCATCCATATTCTCTGATACTGGATCAACAGGTTTTGCATCGTCATCCATCGGGATAAGTTTTTCTGCGTTCTTAATTCCCAATACATCCAGCATCTGGCGATGTAAATAAGGTAGGTTATAAATCTGTGGTGCTGTTTGTGCTAACTGTATTGCTGCTTGATATTGCACAATCTTTTGTGCCATCGTAGCTGCGTTAGGGTCAGACACCGGAATGACGGTGACTAAATCATAGTCAGACTTCTTAGCGGAAGGTGCGCCTTCAATCGGCTCATAAGAATATTCTTCTGGCGTGTAATCCCGAATGATGTCTCGGATTAACCCTAACTCTTGCTTAAAAGAATAGTGAATGCGGGCTTGAACCGCAGTCATAACCTTTAACGTTCTTTCTAACACTGCCAGTGTTGTACCCACTGGTGTGTTTGCAGATAAATCAGCAATCTGAATATCCGCAGTTGCTGCGAATCTTCGGCCTTCTTCTATGATCTTGTCGAGAAGTGCTGCTAAAACTTGACTAGGTTCCTTATAAGGTAAAGCCATCAAGTTATCTTTAATCGTACCGCTGGGTACGTCTACATCTCTAAACTCTCCCGGACTGATAGGAGTGTCATCACCTTTAACTCTTAGCCCACGCGTTTTAAATCCGCCGGGAAGATTAGATAATGTTCCTGCATCTACCAGTTGGCGCAGAATAGAAGTCCCGGATTTTGCATAAGCACCAATAAGATGCAGAAGCCCGAAACAATAAAATCCAAAACCCGGAATGTATCCATAATGAACAAAGTGCTGACGTTTTGCATGTTGTTTATCCTCTGGTCTCCAGTTACGGCGAATAGCTAAACACTTAGCGCTACTCTTTTCTATAGTGACTATATAAGGTAACGCAATCCCAGTTGGCTCTCCATGTTTATCGGTATGCTCAAACCCTTCTAAATCTAAATTAACGTTAATCTCTAATATCTGATACCGATTATCTGATGTGGCTCTAAAGCCCATCTTCTTGGCAATCTCTTTATCTACATCTGATTCATCAAGATAATTATGCGGTTCTCCTAATTCAACATCCGCATAAAATCCTGCAACTTGTAGTTTTCTAAGTTCATTTTCTGTCTTACGCATCACATGCGTAACACGTTCCGCAGTCTCAAGATTAGACGCGCCATAAGGAACAACTAAATCTTCTGCTGGTACAAATACAGAAGTTTGTCTATCTAAAGATGGATCAAAGTAAACTTTCTTGAACGCGTTTCCTGCGAGACCCAAACCCCACAACATGCGCTCATGTTCAGGTCTAAACTCAACCATCTTATCAGTGACTTGATAATTCATATCCGCAGCGACACGGATAGCAGCTTCTTTCTTTTCAGGTGTTTCTTTACCAACGATCTCCGTTTTTACCGGCCCTGCGGCGGGAAACGTAGCCATCATGGTTTCAGCTTGAAACTTAACCAACGCCTCAGACAATAAAGGATGAAACACGCCGCATGCACCGGGCCATGGATCAGTGCGCTCTTCAATCTTTAAACCCAACAACTCGATGCCATCTACATAAGTACGCATCCAATCTTTACGAGAATTAACATCTTCTCCATACTCACTTAAAAGTTCGTATACCAAAGATTGAATAACTTTTTCATCTAGTACTTCAGCAAGATTTTCATCAAAGTTATCTTCTTCATGACCCATATGAATATCAGTATCGCCCATATGGATATTGACTTCTTCAGGATCAACAATTTCAATTTCTATTTCATGGTCATCTTGCAGACTATCTAATCCTTGGGGTGCTGCATAAAGACTTTTAGCAATCG